GCCTGCCTCACCCCCTGTAGTAAAGAGAAGCCTTGCAGGCTCAGCGCACTTTAATGGATTTTCAGAGCGAGTGATCAACCGTCTGAGTGACAGCTCACTTGAGATTGATGATGCAACCAATTGGCCGCTTAATGGCGGACAGTTTGTTATTCAAGAACTGAAAGAGATTAAGACGCATGTCCTCACTACATCTGAAGACATAGTGCTCTCAAAGGATTTCAACACGAGATTCGATAATCAGCAGATATACAGCTATACGTCAAAAACTGGCAATACCCTCAATGGGGTGACACCAAACGTTCCTATGGTTGCCGCATTATTTGAGAGCAACATTTCCACCGCCACCCGCATTGGTCAAACGGTCACTATTGTTACGACTACTCCCCACGGCTTCCTTGTTGGAGAGGGTGTCAAAATTCAAAACACAATAGCTGACGCGTCAATGAATGGAACCTTTGTGGTAGCCTCAATACCAAGCACAACCTCATTTACATACACATCCATTAGTGCGGCAGGGGTTAATACTGGCGGCGTATGTAGGACAGAGCGCATCGGTATGTCTAATGATGGCAGTATTGCGCATCTTACAAGTGCGCAACTTGATACAGGCATCATTGGTCCAAATATCTGGGATCTCAGTGCGGCTTTTGTTCTATCATCCCTAACATCTACGATTCAGGCTGATATTAAAGCCGGCAATAATGTTAGAACATTACCCATTGCCTCTCCTAATAACATAGCAAACGAAGAGTCTTTTGCTATCTTTGATTTTGGTACAGAGTTTCAAGAAGGCCCTGTTAGAATTCTATATAAGCCAACAGCCAATGCAATACAGCTTGACCCCGCCTATATCTTTAAGCAGAACCACGACATTGGCTCAAGTGTCACGGTGATAAGAAAGAGAGGGGCCATAGTAATGAGTGGCGTCGGTAAAGAATATAGTGCTTACGTCACCGACCCAGCTGTTGCAAGAGCGGTATTGCAGGACTTGCTGCTGCAGGTCAAGTCTGTTGGTATTTTTATTGAATTTCTAGTTAGATTTCCACAGCAACTTTACAGTACAATAGACGTATATGGAAGCGGAAGTAATACGCTATATCCAGTGGGTCAGCAATAGTTGCGGTATAATTAAAGTTAACCAGGCAACGGAGAATAAGTTGTGGCAGTACTTGGTCGTTTATTAGTTGGAAGTGGCGAGAGATTAGACCTTGCGGATCTACTCTCAATAGATTCCTATGTTGCTGCCGATTTTAAGTATCTTATTAAGAGCTTTGTTGGCGCCACTAAACCGTATATTCTCCATGGTTTAGACGTCATCAATCCCCAAGATGCTATTGGCACTGAGAATATCTCACTGCGCATAGCTGACTCAGTAGTCTATTATCCCGGCTCTCAAGCTGGCGCTTTCTATTATGGGCTTGAAGCTGGCAACATTAATGCGCAGCCGCTTATTCCTGAACTTAGAAAGAACGCTACCAACTTCGTATATCTTACGTTTGGTACCTTCGATACAGCTAGAGATAGTAGGGCTTTTTGGGATCCGGACCAAAATGGCGGCGACGGGGGTGAATTTAGTCAGGACGTCAATACTCAAACTGCTTTAAAGATTGAAGTAAACGTCTCTGTATCTACATTTCCAGAAAACACCATCCCAATCTGCAAAGTCGTTGTGGGTCCTTCCGTCATTTCTTCTATCGAAGACTGCAGGGATCACTTCTTTAGACTTGGCACTGGCGGTATATCTCCGGACCCATTTTCTTCGTATTCATTCCGAGACGACCCAAGCGCGCCATATTCGCGCTTAGAGCCACCATCGACAATGACATCGGCGTTAAACCCCAATCCGTTCCAAGGGGGCGATAAGAACATCCGCACTCTCAAAGAGTGGATGGATGCCGTGATGACGCGGATAAAAGAGATTGGCGGTACTACTTACTGGTACCAAGGACCAGGCGTTCCTGGTGCTGGCCCCAACGTTAATAATGTTTTCCTAGATTCTCTTGGCAGCACAATCAAGTCTAAGGGCGAATGGCAGCACTCTGGCTCTATACCTGGTCAAGCCACTTGGACTCAGGACATTCACTACTATTCGCTAGTTGACGCAAGAAACCTAATTGTTCGTGCCAATACTATTACTCTTGCTACTTCTGATAAAGTTGCGTGGATCAATCTTAACCGCGACGCCGACTTTAATCCTAGTATTACAGGCGTTGACTGGCAAAATGGCATCAACTACGTCAACGGTGTAGTGAATGCTTTTGCCAATCTTTCTGTCGGCGATTGGGTTAAAAAGAACTCGGATGCAAGTTCTACGTTTCTACGAGTAGAGCAACTTAATTCAGGCATCAATTTAAGTGGTACGTCAACCACAGCTGCACTCGCACAATCTATCAAATTAAGCGGCAACTACGCTGGACTCACTGGAACTGAAGCAGGTCGATATACCCAGGGCGAATATCTTCTTTCAGATATCAATATCACTGACCGGAATGATTCTCTTGTCACGGATGCTGGCGGCAACTTCTTCTGGTTAGCCTACAGAAGCGATACATCGCTTGGCTTGGCAACTGCAGTTAGCACGTCGCTGTCTCTTGACATTACAGATCATGACGGCGAAACCGCAAGATGTACGGCTACCGCTCACGGTTTATTGGACAAAGACCGCGTCACAATTGTTGGTGGCGCTTTTGCTGGTACCTATGTTATTGAATACGAGAGCGCAAACGTATTCAACATCAATAAGACAGCTGCACTAATTGCTGACGACCTTGCTCGCGCAGCATATTATGGATTAATCACTACTGCCGCTAGAAGCACAGTTGATGGTTATGCCCTAGAATCTGCGCAACATGGATTTAAATCTGGCGAACAAATTACAGTTGCCGGTGCATCTCCATGGGACGGTTCTTACACTGTAAATTACCGCAGCGCAACACAGGTTCAGGTTGCTCTAGGGAGTGCTCTTGCTACTACTGGGCCGGTTGACGGTGAGATTGTAAGTCTTGCTCGTCTAAATGTTCGCACTGAATTTGGAACTGTTAAGGTTGTTCAGGGCGAGAATACAAATATTGGCGACAGCGATAGCACAAATCTTTTGTCGTATATTGGCATGGATTCGCTGGCTCAAACATACCCGCTATACAGTATTCCAGGTAGCGCTAACACTATCAATGGCGCTCAGAATTATAATTCATTACCAACTGACAATTTAACGACCCGCGTTTCTCGCCTAACTGCTATGATGGCTGGCCGAGTCCAAGACCGCGGAATTCAGCTGATAGGTCGTACAAATCTAGTTAATGTTACTAGCGGCGCCAACCAGCAAATTAGTGCCCTTGCAAACATCTCACTTAAGAGACCAGGCGGGAATGACCTTACAGTCAACCTCACTTCTGTAATCGCGATTCCTGCAAATAGCGTAGCGGTCATAGACATTGATCGCGACAGTGCAGCACTTGCTTCAATTACACCCACGGTAGAGAGCTGGGGTAGTAACTATCTACTATCTGAAAACAAGATAATCTTATTCTATCGATTTGCCGATACTGCTGTCTACACTTGGGACGGCTCTAAGATCGATCCATCGGGTCACCTCAATCTTCACAAACCTGAAGACAGTCAGAACAGAAACATTTGGGTTATCAATCCCGGAACGGTCCGGCTTAACATCTCTACAAGTCTGCTCACACTAGACGTGAAAGAAGCTGCAGAAACCACGAGAGTAAAAACTCTTGCTGCTGCAGCTGTACCGCAAAGCAGCTATATCGTAGCGTACTCAGCTAAAGACGCTGAAAAGTACGTCATCTGGTACAACAAGGACACTCTGGGTGTTCAGCCAGTTGTTGCCGGCACAACGGTGTACATCGAAGTTGCCATCACCACCGGTGATACTGCTGCGACAGTTGCATCGGCAACAATCACTGCTATCAACTTGGCTCCAAGTGTCGAGTTAACGGCAAGTAGCTACAGCCCTGACACGGTGCTACTTAAAAATGATGCTGTCGGAACAACAACAACCACAGAGCAAGGTCTAGTATCTACTACGTTTGTCTTGACAACAACTCAAGTTGGTTTTGATCCTGACATTCAAATCTTCATGTCGGGGTCTGCGGACAACAACACTATCGACGTAGACGCGATCAATACCTTAGGTACGCTGACAATCGTTGACGGCCAATCTGCTTGGGTGCGCGTCAATCGCTTTGCTCCAAAAACTTTTAACACCGTAGCGTTTACTGATCTCCCCGACACAGATGTTGCAGGCAGCATCTACGTCACCTCGTACGCCAACATTCCGATTGATCAAGATGTGTTTGTATTGTGGT